ACGCCGAGGTTTGTCGAACACTTGGCTACTGCGATTCTAGGGTTTCTATATTAAAGAGTAACACTAGGATTCGTGAGTTAATTGCCGAAATATCTGAGCGGATATTTACAGAGACAATTGGCGAGCGGCTTAAGAAGATGGCTGAGCCGGCCTTGAATGAGATTGAGCGATGTATATTAGATAATACCAATAGATATAAGGAGCGAGAGAAGCAAGAGGCTGCTCGCTGGATATTAGAGAAGCTTGACGGTAAGGCTGTGCAAAAGCATGACGTTGTAGGTGGCGCGATATCTGGGCTAATGGATAGGCTTGATGCACTTCAAGCGTCTGGGCGCCAACTTTATGACGGCATGACTGAATCTGTCCCTATTGGAGGAGCTCTTGCCGCCGGCCAAACATATAGGGGTCAAAAGGGCGAGATCATAGATGTTACACCAGCCGCCGAAGTTGAGATAAGTAAGGAAGAGACAGAAGAGGAGCGCCGGCTTCGTTTATGGGTGGCAGACCTTTAAACTTGCTGCGTGACGCGGCGTTCTCGCTCTAATTCCTAGCAACATTGTAAATAATACAATACTCTTAAAGTTTAGTCATCATGTGGTGTTACAACTTTAGGGGATAGTTTGGCGTCTGAGCTTTCTGAAGATCCATTGATTCGTTATGCTCAGCTCCGAGATAATGCTTGGTTATTTCTTAAATATTGCGTTTTCACGCATGATGAAGTTGACGCTGCAAATCCTGTTAAGCCCTACCCTTCGCATTTACAGTATTTGCATTTTCTAGTTTTAATGTGGGTTAAATATAAGAAATTAGCTGTTCCTAAATCTCGCCGAATGACGGCTTCGTGGACGTTTTTAGCTCTTACTTTATGGGATTGTATTTTTCATAAGGGCCGATCTTGGGCCGTTTTATCTAAGAAGGAAGACGATGCAAAAGAGCTCGTTGGTCGTTGCGAGTTTATTTATAAACATATTCCTGCGGAGATGATTTCTCCAGACCTTTTGCCGAAAATGAAGAACGGAAAAATGCAATCTTCTCCTCCTGTAATTGAGTTTGATGAGATTTATTCTAAGATACAAGGCTATCCACAGGGGGGAAATCAGTTAAGGCAGCGCGGATTTTCTGGAATTATAGAGGATGAGTGCGCCTTTCAGGATGAATCTGAAGATGCGTTTTCTGCTGCGGAACCTACAATTAAGGGCGGCGGAAGGATGATTAAAATTTCTTCTCGCTCTACAGTTGATGGCGGCTTTTTTAAGCGCGTGGTGTTTTACCAATTCGATGCACCAGATATTAGATTTCCAGAAGTGCCTCCGGTTACTGTGCGAAAGCCCTTAGAGGGTGTTGAAATGTGGGTTAATCCTCGTAATGGATTTACAGTTGTTGATGTTCATTATACTGCAAATCCTGAGAAGCGAGGGGATGAATTTCGCGAAGGTCTAAAGATGTCTTTGCCGATTAAAACATATAGACAGGAATACGAAAAATCTTGGGAGCAGTTTAGTGGTAAGCCTGTGTACGAAGATTTCAACGAGCGCATTCACGTAACTAATATTAAGCCGAAATTTCATGTAGGTCTTCCGATGCTTGGTGGCTGGGATTCGTCTGGGTTAACGCCAGCTTTTGTCTGTGGACAAATGCAGGAAGATCAGCTTGTTATTTTTCGCGAAGTAATGGGTATGGGTATGGGAGCACACAAATTTGTTCCGCATGTTGCAGAGATTCTAAAATTTAATTATCCGATGATTACTTCTTTAGAGGATCAAGTTGTTTCGTGGTTCGATCCGGCTGGATTTAAGAAAAATGAAATTACAGAAGAGACTTATTTGCAGGCTATGAATAAGGGCGGATTTAAGCAGACGCGCCCAGGGGCTATGACTTGGAATAAGCGTGTGGATGCAGTTGTTAAATATTTAGTTGGGCTTAGCAAGGGCCGTCCTAAGATTGTAATTTATGAAACTGATTGCCCAATTCTTGTCGCTGGTCTTAAGGGTGGCTTTCGTTATCCTGATCGCGTGGCGGAAGTCGAGCCGGATAATTTGCGTCCTGTTAAGGATATTCATAGTCATCCGAATGACGCCTTACAATATCTGTGTTCTGGCTTGCAGGATTATCGAAAGTCTAATTACGATATGAAAGAAATGCCGATACCTAGTTATGGATTTCAAAAAGATTTAAACAGGTCGTCGTTGATGCCGCGACCAAGGGGAAAATTATATGGCAATGGATGATAAACAGGTTGTTGATTGGATTATGTCTTGTCGCGATGAAGCTGAAGAGGCTAAGCAAGATCGCATGAAATTAAATGCTGATAACTTTGATATGTTTTTTTTAAAGCATGATTTTTCTCATAAGAGAGAGGGGCAATCTCGAGAGGTTTTATCTCGGCAGCAAATGGCGGTTATTCAGAATAGAAATTTTTATCAACAAGCTCTTTCTAAGCTTGGCGACTGGTGGAGTGCCGAGGCAAGTTTTGCTGATGCGGAAATGTCTTTGCCTGTGCGCCCGGCAGAAATAACTCGTCTTACTAATTATATGCTTGAGCAAACAGGATATTTTTCTCATGTTGGAAATTGTGTGCAGAATGCGCAATTGTCGTCTCTTGCAATTTCTAAGTGCTGCCCTACTTTAGTGGCAAAGCCTAAATATATTTCTAAGAAAAGTGGACGCGGTAAGGGGCTTCGGCGTTGGGTTGAGAAAATTGAAGATAAAACTTATCGTACTAAATTTAAAACTGTTCGGGCGGAGAATTATTATCCAGATCCGACAGGGGCTAATCTTTATAAGATAGAAGACATGTGGGTTGATTTCCATGAGGTCAAGGCTTTGTCTGTTGGAGACGAGGCTATATATAATGCTGCTGTTGTTAATGATTTGTCTCGCGGAGAGACTGATGTTGAGGACGCGGCCACTCGTGCTCGCGAGTCTGGACAAAATACGCCTGGAGCTGGTCATCGCCCGAAAGTTAAGATCACGGAATTCTGGGGCTCTATTATTAATCCTACAACTGGCGAAATGGAAATGGAAAATTGCGTTGTTACTATTGCAAATGATAGGCATTTGCTTCGTAAGGAGCCGAATCCTTTATGGCATCAGCGTGATCCATATACTGCTTCTCCGCAGCTAGAGGTTTCTGATTCTGTTTGGCATATTGCTCCAATGGACGCTCCAACTGCTGCCGCTCGTGCGATGATTGAAATGTATAACTTAATGGTTGATGCCGGCATGATGCAGGTCCACGGAATTTCTCAAATTAGAAAAGATGCTTTAGATAATCCAGCTCAAGTGCAGAATGGTATTCAGCCGGGTGTTGCTCTAGCTGTAAATTCAATGCTTCCAATTGGTGGCAAGGTTTTAGAGCCGTTGGTTTCGGTTCAAATTCCGCCAGACGCATTTAATATATTTCAAATTCAGGGGCAAGAATTTAATTCGGCGGCTTTAACTTCTGATGCTAGGGCTGGAATGACTGCTGTTGCTAATCAAAAGGCGACGGCTATTGTTGAGGCTTCTCAGACTATTGCTTCTGTGTCGCAAGGGATTGCACAGAATTATGAGGCTCGTCAGATATTAAAAGAATTAGAACTTGCGTGGATGACGACTGCACAGAATTGGAAACAGATTTCTCGTGAGGAGTTTGTTTCTTTATTTGGTCCACAGCGTGGTGAGGAGCTTTCTCAGTTGTCGGCTGAAGATGTTTTTACTTCTACTGTTAACGGAATTAAATTTCGCGTTTATGGAATTTCGATGACGCTTGCTAAAAGCCAAGATTATCAGAAGTTAACTACACTACTTCAAACAATTGCCTCTTCTCCTCAACTAATGGAAGAGTTTTTAAAGAAATATGATTTGGGTAAAACTTTGGGCGAGATAATGACAGCCCTTGATATAGATAAATATAAGTTAGAAATCCCAAAGGCCATGCAGAATATGATGGCTTCTCCAGAGGGTGGTGCTGGTGCTGGTGCACCGGAGGAAATGGGTGCGGATATGATGAGTCAGGTTCCTGATCCAGGTGTTGGCGGAAGTATGGCGGATATGATGGGCGGCGACTCTTCTTTAATGGCACCGGAATTTCCAGGTTCTCCAGCTACGGAAGGGGTATGATTTATGAAAGCTAGAACACTTACGATGCTGGTTATAGCATTTTTTATCTTAGGGCTTCTCGGTTATGACGTTTATATTTACATTGTTGCTGGGCAGAGTGCCACAGTCAGCAATGTAATAATAGACCTGTCGCATGATTATCCGGCAGGTACGTTTTTAATCGGGTTTACGATGGGACATTTATTTTGGCAAATGTATAAACCAAGGGATGTTAAATGAAATTGGTTCCTGATTCAGAAGATGAGCAGCGAAGATTAATATCCGAGGCTCGTCAGCTTGTTGTTGCTGTTCCTGTTTTGGGACCAATGCTTGAGCGCCGGAAATCAATGGCATTCCAGCGGCTCATTGCGGCTCATCGTGATGGCAAGCCTGTCGATGTTAATGCTGTGTCAGAACTATATATAGTAGAGAGTATTTTGTCTGAAATTAAATCAAAGCTAGAAAACTTAAATTATAAGGAGAATAAGTAATGGGATCACAAATGCTTCAAGAGGTTGAAGAGGTTAATACTAATAGTACGGCTGTTGCGCGAGGAGAACGAGCTGCTGAAGATGCTTTGCCTGTGGGTAGTGCGCCTGTTGCGGCTAGGGCTGATAATGAGGTTGAGCCGGATGTTGAGGGCGCTGCTGTTGCGGCTCCGGAGCCGGAGACTTCAATTAAGATTGGTGGCCGTGAGTTTAAAACTCAAAGTGAAGCGATAGCTTACGCTGAGAGTTTGGAGAACGAAAAGCTTGTGTCTGAGGCATATGCTGCTGGTATTCGCGAGACGTTGCAGGCAACGCAAAAGCCAATTGAGGCTCCGGTTGTTGAGGATAATTTTGATGAAAAGTTTTATTCTAATCCTCGTCAGGCATTGAATGAAGTTAAGGAGCAGGCAAAGGCTGAGCTTCGGGCTGAAACTGCTGCTGCTGCGGCAGAACGAGCGGCTTGGGATAGATTTTCAACTGCCCATCCGGACCTTGCTGGATCAGAAAAAGAGGTTCGCCGTATTTTGGAAGAGAATTGGGATGTATTGGGAAAGCTTTCTGATGAAAAACGGGCAATGGAGATTCTTGCAACAAAGACTCGCTCTTATTTCCAAGACATAGCCGACAGATTTAAAGCTAGAACTGAGCTTTCTGGCAAAACTGGGCAAGTCGTAAGTCTTGGCGGTTCCGCTCCTAAGAGTGTTACACAACCAAAAAAAGAAGACAGACCATTGACAATGAGCGAACAACTAAGGAGCCTTAGAGGATAGGGCTTAATTTGTCTTTATTTTTTAAGACTAAACAACCAAGGAAGGTTTTTGCATGGCATCACATAGTTGGGTAGCGGACGCGGTTACTGGGGTTTATAAGAATCATGATCTTTCTTCTAAAATCAGAATGGCGTCTATAAAAGAGGCGAAATTCATGCAGTTTGTTAAGCCTGAAGAGGGCTACGGCAAAAAACAAGGGGAATCGGTTACGATTACTCGCGTTTCTAACGTGACAACTCCTACAAGTGATGTTCTTTCTGAGCTTGCTGCTATACCTGAAGACACTTTGTCTTTAAGTACTCAAGCAATCACTGTTTCAGAACGTGGTCGCGCAATTCCTTATACTAAATTATCTGTTGATCTAGCTGCTTTTGACTTGCAAGGTGCGATTCAGAAGAAACTAAAAGATCAATTGAAGCTTCGTCTTGATATTGTTGCTGCCACAGCGTTTACCTCTGGTAAAATCTTGGCTGTTCCAACTGGAATCTCTGCAACAACTTTTGAAACAGATGGCGCTGTATCAAATACAGCCGTTTCTAACCTTAACATGTATCATGTTGAGCAAATTAGAGACTATATGTATTCAACTTTGAATATTGCTCCTTATTCTGGTGACGATTATGTATGTATTCTTTCTACTCTTGCTAAGCGCGGTCTACTTCGTGATCCAGCTTGGGTTGATTGGAAGAAATATACTGATCCATCTGCGAAATATAACGGCGAGATTGGCCGCGTAGAGAACATCAGATTTGTTGAGACTAACCACACCACTTCTTTGCCTGTTGATCTAGGTACAGGTAGCGTTCTTGGTTCTGCGGTGTTCTTCGGAGAAGATCCAGTATCAATGGCCGTTGCTGAAGATCCACATCTATTGGCTGAAGAGAATGTTGGGAGCGATTTCGGTCGTTCTAAATCAGTAGCATGGTATGGAATTTATGGAATGGCGCAAATTTGGAGCGACTCAGCAAATGCTGGCGAAGCTCGTGTAGTTTATTTGACAAGTTTATAAGATTGAAGTTAATTATTTTAATTAAAGGGAGCTAAAATGAGCTACACAAGACAGGGAAATTGGTTAAATTATTTCACGCCGAATATGGTCATCGCTGCAAATAGCACGAAGCCTTTGGCTGCAATAAATATTGCAGCGGCAAATGCTACTCATGGTGAGTTTATTTGCGTTAAGCCTTGCACAATCAGAATGGCTCAAGCGACTGTTGTTTTGGCAACGGTTTCTACTTCGACCGTTCCGGTTATTACTTTAACCAAATATACGCTCCCTGGTGCTGGCGGAACATCTACAACAATCGATACTATCAGTATTCCTGACGCATCGTCTGTTGGGCAGACTCTTTATGTAAAAGATTTGTCTACTTCGTTTGTTCCAGGGCAAGTCATTCAAGTTAAGCATACTCTTGGAACCGGCGGATCTGTTGCTGGTGAAGTTGTTGTTTCTTGCATTTGCGAAGATGATCCAGAAACAGTAGCTAATAGTTCCTTAATGATCTTATCGGCATAAGGGGTTAGAAAATGGCAGCTTTTGTATCAGGTGATATAACCTATTTGGTGTTAAACGCTCGAACTCTCGGCGACAGCCGGAAGTTCAACCGCGTTAGATTAACTTTTGGAGCAGGTACCGAGACTTATGCTACTGGTGGAATTCCAATAGCTAAAGGAAAACTCGGGTGTCCAGTTGTTATTGAGTCAATGATGATTGTTGATAAGGGAGATTCTGGTTATAGCTTTATGTATGACCAATCTGCCGAAAAGATAATTGTATTTGTTGCTCCGGCGCAAACGCACACCCATGACATTAAGGTCATGGAGAGTATTACTGCTGACTCTACTGTTGGAACAAATGGTTCAACTTTTGGTAAAAATTCAGCGACAAATCTAACTATCGCAGGTGCTAACTCAACTACCCTTGGCGGTGTTGTGAGCACCACATTGGGTGCTGCGGCTTTATCTGAATTAGCAAATGGTACTGATATCGCGACACAAGTTTTAGAAGTTGAAGTAGTAGGTTACTAAATTTAAAAAGAGGAGATAGCGCAGGAATGAGAACATTAGGCGAAGAAGTAGCGGCACAAGGTTTTGATATTAAAGTAACTCATAGAGACCCGGTAACTGGTCTTGTGAAAAGCTCTAATCCTTACACTCTTCGCGTTGTTGGCGTTCCTGGCGGCGGAACTGCTCGTTTGTTTGAGCGTCCTGTTGGGTCTGGAAATCTTTTTAATAGTAAAAATGTCCCTTGGGGACGTTGGGTTAAGGGTGAGCACGCTCCGACTGCTGAGCATGTTGAGTTTATTGCTCCTTTAACTGCGGATCAAAAGTTAGCTAAAGATTTAATTTCTAAAGAGACAGAAAATGCAGCTTTGCGAGCGGAATTAGAATCGCTTAAGAGAGAGTCGGATAAGGGAACATCTTTTTTTGGTAAAAAGAATAAGGAGAGCTGAACCTCTCCTCTAAGGGGGAATTTTGGCTCAATTTAGAAGTACTGCCGACATCTTGGATTTAGCGTTGCAAAAGGCTGGCGAGGTTACTAATGGCAATTCTGCTTATGAAACCCAAGCTCTTAATTACCTCAATCGTGTTCATTATACTATCACCACTGGCGGAACAATCCCTGTTGGCAAAGACTCAACCGTTGAAATCGATGAAATCTGGCCGTGGGCAAAAGCAAAAAACCCAATCCTTATCGAACTTCAACCCAAATATACAACGGGAACAGTCACGCTCACTGTCGGAAGTGAAGCTGGAGTATTTTCTTCCGCGCCAACGAGTTCGCTCGTCGGTTATCATATCAGAATCGACGGTCGTAACGAATGGTTTAAAATCGCGTCGCATACAGCATCGTCAACAGACTTTGAACTTGATGGAGGTTATCCAGACGCCTCCGGTTCCGGACTCACGTTTCGTGCCATTAAAATAGACTATGATCTGGTCCCTGATTTCATCACGATAAATACTGGTAATAATAAAATTCAATTTCAAAAGGTGGCTGGGACTACAATTACGGGCACTTTAACCGCTGGTACTTATTCGCCATCGGATTTAATCACGCATGTTGCGAGTGTTATGACTGCGGCGACAACGGTTATTACTATTACTGGATCTTATTCAACAACAACTAGAAAATTCACATTAACCTCAGATTTGGCTGGAGCCTCTGCTTTTTATATTGTTGGTAACGGCGATCAGTCTGGGTTTTCTGTGCATAAAACTTTAGGATACGATGATTCTACTTCTTCGGCATCAGCAGCGGCTCAAACATCAACTTATGTTTTAGGTGGCGTTTCTCGTCTTATAGAGCCATTTAAAATTAATAAGGGTTATGGTTCAAGCGTTTCTGGATTAGACGCCGAGGCATTTGATAGGCATTATCCAATTAATACTATCGAAGAGGGCTATCCTGACAGATTTCATGTTTTAAAAGAATCTGCTGATGGCACTTTCACAGTTAGATTTAACGCTTATCCTATCGATAAAACGCGCATTGAAGTTGACCATATTCCAATCCCAAGAGATTTAAAAGATGACGCGACTTCGGTGCCGTTAATACCGCGAAAACACGTTGATGTTTTAGAGGACGCCTGTGTGTTCTATCTTATGTTAGATAAATCAGACGATAGAATGCAATTGTACGCCAATCTAATGCAGGGAAAGTTAAAGGCTATGATTGCCCAGCACAGGGGCTCTTTAGTTCGCACTGGAGAAAATTTTGGTTCAATTGTTCCGCGTCAGGATTTGACTGGTCATCGTAGGTCTTTATTTAAAGCAGAGCCATATTGATATGGCATATTCTGGACAAGAGGCTTTAATCCAAGTTGGTCAAATGGGACTTCTAACTGATGTCCCTTCTGGTGAAGTGCCGAGGGGCGCTTTAATTAAGGCCAATAATGTCTCTTATGAAACTGGTTTAATAACTAAAGCTCCAGGTTCTTTGCGCTATAATTCTACTGTTTTGCCGTCGCCAATAATTGCAGTTTTCGACTGGTGGCCTGATACTGTTACGCAAAGACTGATAGCCGCATGTGAGAATGGATCAATTTATAGGGATATCGGAGACAAGGTTTTTAGTGGCGCCACTGCAATTAAGACTGGTCTTTTAGCCTTAACTTCTCGAGCGATGTTTGTTGAGGCTGGGCGCGAAACGGCACTTAGGGATAAGAAACTGTTCTTATTCTCGGCAACAAATCAGCCACAAGTGTTGGCGGCTGATGGGACTGCTTTCGCCGAAATTGCTGATCCTGCTTCAGATTGGTCAACACCAAACTTCCCATCAGTTGGAATTGTTCACAGAAATAGATTATGGGCTTTTATGAATCAAAGAGCCTATGCTTCTGATTCTGGGGATCACGAGGACTTTGATACAAATTATTTAACTATGTCTGTCTATCCTGGTGAGGGCGGAAATATTAGCGGTGCTTTTGTATTTAAGAGCAGACTTTTTGTGTTTAAAGATGGCGGATTTGTTTATTATTTGGATGATAGCGATACCGATTCAACTTATTGGTATTGGGCAAAGCTTGCTTCTAATTTTGGTCTAGCCTCTCCTCATGGAATTGTTGAGGTTGGAAACGATATGTTTGCGATTAACGAATCTGGGACTCCGACATCATATGCTGCTGTTGAGCAGCTTGGAGATATTGAGTCTGCTGACGTGTTTAGAATGTTAAAAGTCGAAAATTTTATGCGAGAAAACACGTCTTTATCTGGGGTTAGATTTACTCATTTTCTTTATTATGAGGCTAAAAAGCAGGCCTTTATGACTAGTCGCACGTCTTATCAGACTGAAAACGACGTTTTAATTCATTTTGACTTTAATAGAGAGAGCCCACGTCTTGCTTTGTGGCCGAAAGATCAAGCTAATTGTTTGGCTTTGCGAAAAGATGTTTTTGGTATTCAGCGTCCTATTTATGGTTCTAATGATGGCTATGTATATTTAATGGATCGCGAAGATCGCCAAGTGGCAGGGGCAGCATATACTGGGGAATTTAAAATTGGTCACGTAGACTTTAGATTTCTAGACGAAAAGCTTGCTCATAAAAATAAGAATTTCGATCATTTAAGTCTTGAGTTTAAAGCTCTTGGTACGTGGACTTTGTATGTTGACGTTTATATAGACGGTACATTTAGTGAAACAATTAATTTTACAATGGATGTCAGGGATGACGGCTTGGACACTTTCAATTTGGACACTGATCCACTCGGTACAGAGGAAAATCATCATGTTCAAAAGCCGCTCCACGGATCGGGGCGGCGAATTTCATACCACTCATCTTCTCCAGTAATTTCATTAATAATAAATCTTAATCTAGCCAGTTCACCAGCCACAGTTGTAGCCAAACTCTCTGTTCCAACTTCCCCTGGATCAGTTGTCGTCTG